TGGATTTAAAGAAATGGCAGAAAAATTTATTGAAAAATTTCCTGATCCAAGTAATCCAAAAGTTCAAGCCATATTAGAAAAAGCAGATGAACTTGGTGTTACTATTAGACCTAATGTTCCTGAAGGGACTTTTCCAACAAAAGCATTAGGATACAAACAATTACCAGATCCAATAGAAAAATTTAAAGCAGTTGCAGAAAAAGTTACTCCTTCTTTAAAATCAGAATTATTTCCTGATGGTGATTTAAATAAATTGATAGCTTCTTTAAGTGATAATCCAGCGTGTGCCGTGTTCGCAGGTAAAAGAGGAAAGTTTGATGTAGGTGGATCTCCAAATGCAAACATAGATGATTGTCTACAAGGAGGAATAAAAGTTATTAACTCTGGTAAGATACCTCCAAATAAAGCAAGTCAATTTGCAAATTTTACAAAAAAAGCCTCAACTCTTGGAGGAAATATTATGAAAATTGGTATCATACCGGAAGCAATATATGTTGCTGCAGATGGTTTAATAAGAATGGGTCTTGGTGATACGTTTAAAGAAGCAGGTTTAAGAGCATCTGAATATTTATTACCTGGAGATCAAACAAAAAAAGCTGATATGTTAAAAGTTGAAAGAACTCTTGGTGCTAAAGCAGCCAAGATTGTAGGAAGAGCTATTGATTATAGAAATCAATTATCAAAAATAGATTTTTTAAAACAAGAAAAACAATCTGCAGAAGCTTTATCACCTACAAGTGAATTTGATTATTTACCCGACAGAACAGAAGATATACGAAATATTGATAAAAGAATTGAACAAGCTGAATTTGATTTAACAAATAAATTTATGATACCAGAAAAAGAAAAAGGATATGCTGAAAGAGCAGAACAAGAAGCTTATGACATCAGTAAAGCAAAATCACCATTTGTAAAAGCTCTTAGTTATTTAAGATCTGTTCAACCAGTTGAAAACGATCCTTTAGCTGAAACAGCACCTGAAAAACAAATAGATTTAAGTCTGTTTCCAACTTTACCAACAGAGTTTATGGAAAAAAATAATACTGAACTTATATCTTATACAAATAAGTTAAGAGAATTGGGTTATGAAGTTACGCCAAAAGAAGTAATGGCGGAAAGAGATAAGTTAAAAAAAATGCCATTAGAACAAATGGCTCAGGAATATAGTCCAGAACAAATTTATGGTGCGCAAGGTACATTTTTTGGTCAACCATTAGCAGGTGGAGGAATAGCTAAATTAGCTGGTGTAAGTAAAGGCCCACCACCAGAATCAGGTCCTAACCCACAAGGCTTGAATTATTTAATTAAACGTGTTACTAACTCTTAAGGAGAATTAAATGGCAGACATAGATAAAGGACTCCCTAACACTCGTACTGAAATTGAAGTTCCTTCGGAAGAAGAACTAAAAGAAGTTGATGTTCAGGAGGAAGAAGTAGAAAGAGGACCTGTTGAAGTAACACCAGAAGAAGATGGTGGTGCGACTATTAATTTTGATCCAAGTTCTGTCAATGTACCTGGAACACAAAATCATTTTGACAACCTAGCAGATATTTTACCAGACGAAGTTTTAGAACCTATTGGAAATGAAATGGTTCAAAATTTTATGGACTACAAAATGTCCAGAAAAGATTGGGAACAAACTTATACTAAAGGTTTAGATTTATTAGGATTTAAATATGATGATCGAACAGAACCTTTTCAAGGAGCAAGTGGAGCAACGCATCCTGTACTTGCTGAAGCAGTCACACAATTTCAAGCACAAGCTTATAAAGAATTATTACCAGCAGATGGTCCAGTAAGAACTCAAGTTATTGGAATTAAAACTCCACAAACTGAACAACAGTCACAACGTGTAAAAGATTACATGAACTATTTGATTATGGATCAGATGAAAGAATATGAATCAGAATTTGATTCTATGTTATTTCATTTACCTCTTTCAGGATCTACATTTAAAAAAGTTTACTATGATACTAACATGGGCAGAGTAGTATCTAAGTTTGTACCAGCAGATGAATTAGTTGTCCCGTACACGGCTACCTCATTAAACGATGCGGAGGCAGTAATTCATACTGTGAAGATTTCTGAAAACGAATTAAGAAAACAACAAGTCAATGGTTTTTATTCTGACGTAGAATTAACAGCTCCTAATTCAGATAATAATGATGAGTTAAGAAAAAAAGAACGTGAGCTAGAAGGTACAAGAAAATCTGGAAAACAAGATGATATATATACTTTGTTAGAGTGTCACGTTAATTTAGATTTAGAAGGTTTTGAAGAGAAAAATCCTGAAGGAGAAGAAACAGGAATTAAACTTCCTTACATTGTAACCGTAGAAGAAGGTAGCAGAACAGTTCTTTCTATTAGAAGAAATTATGCTCCTGATGATATTAAGAAAAATAAAATACAATACTTTGTTCATTTTAAATTTTTACCAGGATTAGGTTTTTATGGTTTTGGTTTAATTCATATGATTGGTGGATTAAGTAGAACTGCAACACAAGCTTTAAGACAACTATTAGATGCAGGAACATTATCTAATTTACCTGCTGGATTTAAACAAAGAGGAGTTAGAGTTAGAGATGAAGCTTCTCCAATTCAACCTGGTGAATTTAAAGATGTAGATGCACCTGGCGGTTCATTAAGAGATGCTTTCTTCCCATTACCTTACAAAGAACCTTCACAAACACTATTACAATTAATGGGTGTTGTAGTAAGTGCAGGACAAAGATTTGCGGCTATTGCTGATATGCAAGTAGGCGATGGTAATCAAGGCGCTGCTGTTGGTACAACGGTTGCATTACTTGAAAGAGGTTCAAGAGTTATGTCTGCAATACACAAAAGATGTTATGCAGCTATGAAAAATGAATTTAAATTACTAGCTAAAATCGTTGCACAGTATTTACCTCCTGAATATCCTTATGATGTTGTAGGGGGTCAAAGAAATATTAAACAAACCGACTTTGATGATAGAGTGGATGTTGTTCCAGTTGCAGATCCGAATATATTTTCGATGTCACAAAGAATTACTTTAGCACAGACACAGTTGCAGATTGCAACGTCTAATCCACAATTACATAACATGTATCAAATTTATAGAAACATGTATGAAGCAATTGGTGTTAAGGATGTCGATGCAGTATTGCCTCCACCTCCACCACCTTCACCAGTAGACCCAAGTATTGAACACATTAATGCTTTAGGTGGTAAACCTTTTCAAGCTTTCCCTGGACAAGATCATCAAGCACACATTACAGCACATTTAAACTTTATGTCGACTAATATGGTTAGAAATAATCCTGCAATCATGGCTGCGATACAAAAAAATATACTTGAACACATCTCAATTATGGCTCAAGAACAAGTTCAACTTGAATTTAGAGAACAATTAATGGAAATGCAGATGATGCAACAGCAAACAGTTAACAATCCACAGATTCAACAACAACTTCAACAGATGACACAACAAATAGAAGCAAGAAAAGCGGTGTTGATAGCTGAAATGACTGATGATTTTATGAAAGAAGAGAACAAAATCACTTCTCAATTTGATTCAGACCCACTTTTGAAGTTAAAAGCACGTGAAGTTGACCTAAGAGCAATGGAAAATGAACGTAAAAAGGAATATGACAAGGCTCAAGTAGAGTTAAACAGGGCAAAATTGATGCAATCAAGAGAATTAGCTGAAGATAAAATGGATCAAAACGAAGAATTAGCTAAATTAAGAGCTGGAGTGAGCCTTGCAGGCAAAGGAATCAGTCAAGCTAACATAATGATGGAGGATTAACTATGCCAATGACTAAAAAAGGTAAAAAAATTATGAAATCCATGAAAAAAAAGTATGGAGAGAAAAAAGGTGAAAAGATATTCTATGCATCTAAAAATAAAGGTGTTATAAAAGGGGTAGAAAAAGGTAAAAAATCATGATGAACTATAAAAAAGAAAAAACAATTAGCATTCCTGATCAAAATGTAGAAATAGATGTAAGATCTAAGACTACAGCGGAAAGAGCTTCGTTTAATAGAATCCCAACAGGAGACAAAGAACAAGTTCAAGGTCAAAAAAGAATGTTAGCTGAAAAAAAAAGAAAAGCTACCTGGTATTAATTTTATGTTCCCGTGGAGTATCATTGGCACAGCGTTAAAGACTGGTGCTGAAATCTATAAAAATAAAAAAAAGAGCGAGATCATTATGTCAGAGGCACGAATCGTGCATGCTGAAAAGATGAAACGCGGAGAGATAGAGTACTCCGGACAGATTGCTCAAAATCAAAAAAACGACTGGAAGGACGAATTTGTACTTTTAGTGTTGACATCGCCGCTGGCTATTTTATTTTATTCCGTATTTGCTGAAGATGAAAAGATACAAGCTAAGTTAGATTTATATTTTATGAAACTTCAGGAAATGCCATGGTGGATCGTTTCATTATGGGTATC